TGATCCTGTTACTGATCCTGTTGATCCTGTTACTGATCCTGTTACTGATCCTGTTACTGATCCTGTTACTGATCCTGTTGACCCTGTCACTGATCCTGTTGACCCTGTTACTGATCCTGTTGACCCTGTCACTGATCCTGTCACTGATCCTGTCACTGATCCTGTTATTGATCCTGTTATTGATCCTGTCACTGATCCTGTTATTGATCCTGTTATTGATCCTGTTATTGATCCTGTCACTGATCCTGTCACTGATCCTGTTATTGATCCTGTTATTGATCCTGTCACTGATCCTGTCACTGATCCTGTTATTGATCCTGTCACTGATCCTGTTATTGATCCTGTCACTGATCCTGTTATTGATCCTGTTATTGATCCTGTTATTGATCCTGTTATTGATCCTGTTATTGATCCTACTGAGACTCCACCTACTGAGACTCCACCTACTGAGACTCCACCTACTGAGACTCCACCTAGCGATACGGTAACTGAGCCTGTTGCTGATACTGGCACTGGGGACACTGGTACGGGTGATACAGGCGATGCCGATGCAGGTAGTGCGGGCGATGCGGGCGGCAGTACTGATGCAGGTACTGGTGATACTACGGGCGGTGCGGATGCAGGTACTGGAGCGGGCGATACAGGTACTGGAAATACTGGTACTGGTACTGATGGTACTGGAGAAGGTAGCGGTGACGGTGACGGTAGTGGTACTGGTACTGGAGATGGTACTGGAGATGGTACTGGAGATGGTAGCGGTAGTGGAGATGGCGATGGCGATGGTGATGGTGATGGTGATGGTGATGGTGACGGCAAGGGTAGTGGCATTGGATTTATGCCTTCTACTGCACAAAACACAGTTACCTCTAAGCCGAAAGACACTGAGTTAGCGAAGATAGACTACTTATATGACTTTAACTCTATATTTGCTAATCCAAAGCAAGACGCTTTTTATGCAAGTCCTTACGATAATGCTCCAGTACAATCTAGAGGAAGGCAACCTTTAAAGAAAGCTTCTGGAGGTATGTTACGCAACAAAAGTGAAACAGAGGTGGTAGGAGATATTATAGGTAAACCACCAAAATTAGTTACAGAAGCAGATATTGATTTTGTAACTAATTTAATGAGCCAGCAAATGGTTTTATCTGGCCCTAAAATGCCGTATGATAATACCAATGCAGTTGACCTTGGTAATAAAGGTATGATACCCCCTAATAATGGGTTACCTAGTAATCAAAATAATGTAAGAAAAGTAGCGCAAGGCGGTTTGCTAGACAGGAACGACTTACTACTTAAACTATTAGGAGAGAACTAATGAGTTGGTGGAAAGATTTAATTGATGGCGCAGTTGATTTCACTACTACAGGTACTACAGGCAGTACTGGGATTGATACTTTGCTACAAGGGGCAATTGGATACGGAGTAAATAAATCCGGCGCTAATAGTGCTAATGTACCTATGGTAGGTTACCAAGGCGGTATACCTGAGTACGAAGCCGTGCGAGAAAGAGTACCTACTGACCCTAATCGGCGTGCTGGTGGGCAGAACCAACGATACTTTACCGACATGCAGTATGCGACTAGCCCTGAAGACAAGAAAGCACCTACTATGGAAGAGGCGCAGGGGATTGCTGCTGCTCAACGCAATATGTTAGCCCAGCAAAATGATCCTAATGCTGCGCCTCCGCCTCCGCCTCCGCCTCCGCCTACTGCGGAAAATGCTCCTGTAGGAGGTATTCCCTCAATTCCGCCCCCTGCGGAAGATGCTGGTGGTGGTGGTAGTTATGTAGATTTAGGCCCATTTGGCGGGAGTGTATTTGTAAATAATGACGGGTCTACTAGTTCAGGGCCAAACCAGCCGTATAATGTTAAAGATTTAATTGATGGCGCAGTTGATCCTACAGGAGGTATTCCCTCAATTCCGCTTATAGGAGGTTATCTTTCAACTCCGCCCCCTGCGGAAGATGCTCCGCCTATGTATAGAAGTTTCGATATGCAAGACGCAAACCGCAATGGCATAGATGATCGTGACGAGTTTACTAGTTCAGGGCCAAACCAGCCGCCTACTACTCCTCCCCCTGTTGGAATGGCCCCCCCACCTCAAGCTATGGCTATGGGCGGTATCGCCTCTGTAAAAAACGGCTACTACTTAGGTGGTAAGACTGATGGCATGGCTGACGAAATACCCGCAACTATTGATGGCACTCAAGAAGCGCGTCTTAGTGATGGTGAGTTTGTTATTCCTGCGGATGTAGTCAGTCACCTAGGTAACGGTAACTCTGATGCAGGGGCTAACCAGTTGCACGGTATGATGGATAACGTACGTAAAGAACGTACTGGAAACTCAGAGCAAGGTAAACAAATAGACCCTAACAAGTTTATGCCTACTATGGCTCAAGGCGGCATTGCTAACGCATACAACTACGGTGGCCCAGTACGTAAGTTTAACGTGGGTGGTGGTACTTCTACTCCTATTACTAATGTAGGGACTGATCCTACTGTAGGAAAACAAACTGGGCAAGAATCCTCGCTATCTAGTTGGGCAGGGCCGTATGTGACTGATATGCTAGGTAGAGGTGCTGCATTAGGTGACCAAGGATTTCAAGGTTTTGGTGGCCCTCTTACTGCGGAGACTAGTGATTTACAAAATAAGTCGTTTGAAGGTATTGGTGCGTTAAAGACTCCTACTACTATGGGCGCTTTTACTCCTAAAACTTTTGACGCAGAGCAAGCCACAGCGGGTATGAACCCTTACTTAATGGCTTCTCTTAATCCTCAATTAGATGAAGCTCGTCGCCAGTCAGAAATAAGCCGTGTAGGTAATGCAGGGCGTATGACGCAAGCAGGTGCATTTGGTGGTTCTCGTCAGGCTCTTATGGACATGGAAAACCAACGTAACCTAGAGACTAACCTAGCAAATATAACAGGTAAAGGCTACGCATCTGCATATGATAGGGCGCAGCAACAGTTTAATACCCAACAAAATCGTGAAATGGCAGCTCAGAACACAGCCAATCAGTATGGGTTTGACGTGCTTGGAGGGTATGGCGCTGCTGGCGCTACCCAACGAGGTATAGAGCAGCAAGGGCTTAGTGCAGACAAGGCACAGTTTGAGGAAGAAAGAGACTTTCCTTACAAGCAGGTACAGTACATGCAATCGTTACTGCAAGGCTTGCCATTGGAAGCTCAGTCTTATTCTTACTCTCAGCCTAGTGACATGCAAAACCTTTTGGGCAGCACTGCGGGAATTAAAGATATTATGGAGTCTTTGTACGGCTCTTCTGGCCCTACTACCGCACAAACAGGTGCCTCTATGGGGCTTACCCCCGCTGAAATACTAGCAGGGACAGTAACTCCCGCCGAGACGCAAGCTGAACTAGACAGTATTCCAGACGACTACTAAAAGTACCCATAACAAATTTAAAGTTTTAGGAGACAGAGATGGCACAACAACAATCTGGCGGGATTATGGACGCTTTGACCAATACTCAGGGTAATAGCGCAGATGCTAGTTTAGGTGGTATGGCGCAGGCTATAGATACTAAGGTAGAAGCGTACAGAAATAACCCTCAAGTATTAGAAAAACGCCTAGCTCAAAACCCTCAACTGCTAGATTTGCTCGCCCTCCAAAAAGTTAAGTCCGCTAAAGAATCCGCTGCACAGGAACTGCTATTAGGGGAGCAACAAAACCCTGCCACTATACTGGCGCAGCGTGAACAAGAAGTTCTAGCTATGGATAAGAATGAGATGGCTAAACAGTCTTCTGGTATTTTAGGACAACGCCAACAACAGCAAACAAAGAACATGCAACGTACTGCTTCAGGTGGCAATCCTATGATGGCTGCTAGCGGTGGTCTTTTACCTCTGCCTCGCCCTAACATGCAAGGTATGGCTCAAGGTGGGATTATTGGATATGACGGTGGTGGCCCAGTAGGACATGACCACCCTCACTCTGCTGCCCCATCATCAGGGGCTGAGTTGCCTGCTGAAGCAGTAGCCGAAGAAGTGCCTTCAGGTTTTGAAAAAGTAGCAGGTAGTGTAGTAGATTGGGCTACGGAAAATCCTTTAGATGCCGTTGCTGCTGGTATGATGTTTGTCCCTATTGTAGGATGGACAGGTTCTCTGGCGTTAAAGGCTGCATCTTTGGGAATGAAAGCGTACAGCGCAGCTAAGAAAGTAAACTACGCCCAGAAATTAAAGAAAGGAGTTGAGGTCGCTAAGAAAACTCCTGAAGCATTGCAGAAACTGGTTACTAGACCTAAACCTAATAAAGTTAAAACTACTGAAGACGGACTTGAGTTTTCAGCATTACCCAAACCCGTAGGAAGAGAAATTTCTACAGGGAGGATTGGTGGTCTTGGTCTTGGTCTTGGCGCAGTAAGTACAGGTATAGGTGCGCTTAGTGGTGAAGATGCACCAGTACCAGCAGTAGCACCAGCAGTAGTAGTAGCAGAAGAAGAAGAAGGAGAAGAAGAACTTACAGTTACCCCCGATGACACTGACTACTCAGATGGTACACAAGAAATAGCAGATAGAACAGCGCCAGATAGGACTGGCATAGCTGGTAATTTGTTTGAGCAATCTATGCCTGAAGGACAATTACAAAGCTTCAAAGACCGCGCTAACGTAAGCATAAGCGACGAGCAGAAAGACGCTAGAGCGGAGTCAGATACTTATACTCGACGAGTTGAAAATAGAGATGAACTTAAAAAGGGTATAGCCACACAAAAAGCATTTCAGGATCGCCAACTTGACCCTAAGAAATTACAGAAAGACAGGTTAATGGCAAACCTAATAGGGGGTGGGCAGCGAGGTCTGCTTGGCGCAGCAATGGCTGGTCAACAAGCTGACGCTCAAGTTGCAACTTTTGAAGGAAACCAAATAAAAGAAGTAAACAGACTTACTAACGAAAAAATAGCAAAAGACATTGATGTTTCTAAAATTGGTGAGGCTAATGCAAGGCAAGTATACGCGTCCCTCACTGCGGATAAGTCAGCCGCTGCCAATGCTTTAAAGGATGTAACTAAACAAAACTTATTAGAAAAAAATAGGGAAGGTCAAATAGCATTTGAGACATGGAAGGAAGGAAATGATCGCGATCAAAAAGTGCTTGATGCTGAATTTAGCCAGAGAAAAGCGGATATACTAGAAAATACTAATAAAGCAACAATACTTGGTGATCTCCTTACATTACAAGAAAAAATGAACACATCCTACCAAGAATCTATTGCTATGCTACCTGCTTACACAGCAGGGCCAGCTCTCCAGCAAAAAGCAATAGATGCAATGGCTCAAGGTAAAGATGTTGATTTCTCTGAAGATGAGAAAAATATGTTTATTAGATATCAAGGTTTTCTATCTAGAATGCAAGATGGCAATAAAACATATGGTGAGTTAGAAAAAGAAATTAAAAAGTTAGCTGGATATAACGATATTTAAACAAGGATTAGTACATGCCGTACTCTGTAACTACTAAAGACGGACTTACTTTAACTAATATTCCTGATAATCTAGCTCCTGATTCTCCAGAAGTACTTGCTGGAGTAAAAAGATTAAGAGAACGTGATCAGTCAAGTGTAAGTAAAGAAAGACTTCCAACTCTAGAAGAACAAGGGTTTACATTCGCCTCTAATTCTAATATGGGTGAGGACATACTTAAAGGGTTTGGTTCTGGCATAGCAGGTATGTTGGAATCATCAGCTTTGGGTATGGCTACTATCCTAGAAGAAGAGGCGGAGCTTAAAGCTCGCAGTAAGATACAAGATCTCTTTGACATAGATATGCTCAAAGGCGCAGACGAAGACTCAGTAGCGTTTAAATTATCTGCGGGCATTGGCTCTATTGCGGCATTAGCCCCCGCTGCTTTTACTGGCGCTGCTGCCTTACCTTTAGCAGGCGCTGTCGCTGCTGGTGCTGGTGCTGGTGAAGCAAGTGAACGTGCGCGTGCGTACGGTGCTACAGAAGATGAACGCGGCATGGCTGCGGTTAAAGGTACGTTCATTGGAGCTTTAGAATTAACCCCCCTTGGTAGGCTGTCCAAAGCATTCAAACTTCCCGGGCTGACGGCAACACTAGATAAGCTTGGCCCTAAAGCAATTGACGGTATTGTTAGCCGCGTGCGTAATGCAGGTGTTACTGGACTAGCAGAAGGCGCACAAGAAGGTGCAGCCGCCATACTTCAAAACCTTAACGAGCAAGGCTATAACGCAGAGAAAGAGTTAGTCGATTCAGGTGTGCTAGAAGAAGCTCTAATCGGTGGTGGTGCAGGTGCAATACTACAAGCCCTTGCAGACGTACTATCTTCAGGCGTAATTCGTGGCAAAGGTAGTAAAGCTAGCACTGCTGGAGGAACTGGCGCAGGAACCGCTGCTTCCGCCGAATTAGAAGCCGCTGCTAAAGCCATTGTTGAAGCCGAAAGGCTCGGTGCTACTACAACTGAAAAAGAAGTATCTGAAGCAGATTTAGATGCCGTAACCGGAGAAAAAACTAGACAACGTGAAGCCATTGAAAAGAATGAAGCGGGAGCTAGAGATTTAGCCAAAAGACTAGCCGCTGAATCAGACGCTATCCCCTTCGGCGAAGAAGGAACTGTCACCTTCGAGGCAAACGTACCCCTCAACAATGAACAACAAGTAGGCGCTGAAGTAGCCGCTGAAGAAAATGCTACTAGTAGCTTATTTGAAGAGAAGCTTGGAGGAGTAGACGAAACCAATGTTGGAAAAGTTGACGAGGGAGGAGGTGGAGGTAGCCTTTCAGGTGCTACACAAGCACCCAGCACAACCGAAGAAGCTACCACCGGAGCTAAAGAATTTGTCGGCGGAAGAGTGGGCAGTGCTAAACAAGGCCCTACAAATACTTTTGTCGGAAAAGGAGAACAACTTACTCCAGTAGATATAGTAGCGAGACAAGAACAAGTAGCGACTATACAGCTTGCTGTGGACAAAAAAGGGCTAGGTATAAACGTAGCCACAGAAATAACCAACATAATAGCCACTGATCAGACCTATAACGATGCCGTTAAACAGGTGATGGACAAAGTGTCCCCACCCCCTGCCGAAGCTATTACACAAAAAGAAAGCTTAACAGAAGCTCAAGAATTAGAATTAGCTGCTATAGAGGCTGGGGAACCAAGAAATTCACTAGCGACAACAACGAATGCTGAACAAAGGAGAAAAAGAAATGCGGCTCTTGCCGAAGAGCAACGCGTGTTAGCTGCAAAAAATGCGGCTCTTGTCGGAAAGGAAGCAGGTAAACCACTTGTAAACTCTGTAGATGCGGACAAAAAAGAGACGGACGAGGCGCAAAAGAGGGCTTTAGCAGCAGGTAAACCACCTGCAAACGTTAGTGTAGACCCAGACCTCCCTTCTGGGACAAATACAAACACCCCTATGGGTCGAGCAGATAGAGCTGCTATAGATGCACAAGCCACTGCAAATAAGATCCTAACCCCAACCTCAGTCGAACCTGTTGTTACACCCGAAGGGGGGACTAGAGTCGAGTCCCCTGACGCAGTAGTACTAGTCGATAAATCATTTGTACTTAGTCTAGGGCTTACAGGCAAGTACGAACCTATCGGGGATGTATTAATAGAAAAATTTGGCGAAAATGCTCCTGAATCGATAACGAATGGTGAGTTAGCGAAGACTATGAAGGCAAGCTTCGGTAGGAATAAAAGTCCTGCGAAATTGCCTCCACAAACTAAAGGGTACATAGATAAGTATACGACACCTGTGGTTGACGATAGTGCAATAACCACTGATCTTGACGATGGTACAGCAGCTATAGCAAGAGATGAAAGGCAAGCTAGCTTAGATAAAAAAATAAAAGATGCTAAGCTAGCTAATACCAAAGAAGCTCGCGAGCAGTTGGAAGAAGCTGCCAAAGTCGAGGCAGGTATAGGTGACGCTAAAGCAGTAGCGGCTTTAGAAACCAAAATCGCGGATATAGGACAAGGCTTAGACCTCAATAATGACTCTCAATTACCTAACGCTGCGGTAAACTGGTACGAAGGTGTAGTGCCTCCTGACGTTAAAGCCTTGCTTGTTAAAGGTGACTTGCGTGGTGCGTTAATGGCTTTGAGTGTTGCGACTACCGACCCTCGTATTAAGCAGATAACGCGTGTCTTATCAGAAGCAATAGGTGATGCCAATATCAAGTTTGTAAAAGGAACTACTTCTAGTGTGTCTGCTGACGGCACAGTTAACCTAGTCGAAGGTGAGGTAGGCATACACACGTTACTGCATGAATCAACTCATGCTGTCATAGATACAACATTAGACAATCCATCTAGTCCGTTTACTAAAAAGATGACAACCCTCTTTAATGAAGTAAAGCCACAACTAGACTCTGCCTATGGCGCACAGAACCTAAAGGAGTTTGTCGCCGAAGTACTTAGCAACTCCGCTTTCCAACAAAAGCTAGCGGGTATGAATCCTGATGGCTCGAAAATATCTTCTCTATCCAAGTTCTTTAGGTATGTTACTAATCTTATACGTACTTTGATTGGGTCAGGAACTAAGACTACAGGCTCTGCATTAGACGTGGTTGACCAACATATAATGGCGATTCTAGCTACTTCCCCTGACACTCGTGGGGCAGGTTCTACCTACGGAATGGCAACCCGCGATGGGGTGCAGAAACTTCTTAAAGATATGGGGCTTGTGCAGAAGGGGTTCGCTGCCCCCACTCCCAAGTTTAGGAAAGATTTTGGCGAAGATGGCGCTAGATGGTTTGACGGCCTTGGTGACAGTGCTAATGACATAGCTACTAGGATTGGAGCTTTGCGGTTACTGGATACTCAGGCACTTGGTGACGTAGCCAAAGCAAAGGGCTATGGGGATTTAGGAGATAGACTTCACACAACTCTCCAAGAAATGCGCGGGGCTATGAATGCGGCGGAAAGAATAATAAATACAGCGGTAGAAAAAGCATCTAAATGGGCTATGGCTAACCCTGCGGAGCAGAAGAAAATAGATGACATAATATATTCGTCAGACAAGGCAGATGGTACGTTAGGTTATGGTGCAACAATCTATCAAATAGACCCTACGCTAACTTCACAAGAAGCTACGGCTCGGTATGGGAAAGATCCAGATAAACTGGCTCGTTGGAAAAAACTAAAGCGAGAATGGGATTCTCTTTCTGACCAAGGGCGTAATCAGTACAAAGAAATACGTGATGTGTATAAAGTTCAATATGAGCAGTTAAAACGTGTCATTACAAAACGTGTAGACGAGGTATTTGGTGAGGGTTCATCAGAGGCTCTAGACATAAAAAATAATATATTTTCTAAGATGTTCGATAAAAAAACGCTAGACGTTTATTTTCCGTTAGTGCGTGAAGGTAAGTTTAAGTTAACTTATACTCCTGTAGCTACAGACAGTAATACTTCCGACAGAGATAGCTACGTTGTAGAGATGTTTGAGAGTAAAGCTGAAATGCTTGCGGCGAGAGAGAGGGTTGAGTCGGGAGGTCTTGCCATGACCAATACAATAGAGACATCAGAAGGAGACTTATCTGCTAGTAACTTTAGAAAGAATGCCCCTGATGGAGATTTTGTAAAGGACATACTTAACGCGTTAGAAAGTAAAGGTGTAGACTCAGAGGTACAAGACGAGATAATGAACTTGTTTATCGACTCACTGCCAAGCACTGCCTTTGCTAAGTCCTTTAAGAATCGAGGCGGATATGATGGCTATATCCCCGATGCTATACATTCTATGCGGGCAAAGTCCTTTGATCTAGCGCGACAGATTAAGCGGATAGATTACAGCAGTCGTATACGCACAATAGAAGGAGAAATAAAAACAGTTCAACAAGACCTGTCGATAAACAACTCTACTAGTAATACTACAACTGCTATAGGAGATGACCTAATAGCTCGCGCTAAGTTTGCTACCAGTGGGGCAGACCTCAAAAGTATAGAAGGCTATGTAAAGAACATTAACCAAGTAGCGTTTATATACACTATTGGCTTTAACGCTTCATCAGCACTTGTTAACCTTAGTCAGTTACCTTTGTTTGTTGGCCCTATGCTAGGCGCTGAATTCGGACATATAAAGACGGGCAAGGTAATGACGGAAGCTATGTCTCTAGTGAAAAGCTCTGGTAACAACATAGACAGTTACTTTGACATAGCTCAAGATAATGACGTTGATTCTAAAACTTTTGGTGAAGTTACCTACACACTAAGAGAGGGGCTAGACCCTAAGATAGTTGCGGAGTACGGGCCACTAACTACCTTGATTACTATGGCTTCAAAAAGATCGTATCTAACGCAGTCGTACATATCAGATGCTATGGGGCTGGACGAAAATACTAGTACGTTTGAGTTTATAAAAGATAAACTTGGGAAGGAGAAGTCGGGACGGATAGATCGTGGCAATGCTTTCCAGAAGGGGTTAAATACCGTATCTTCTACCTCCGCGATAATGTTCAATGCGGGTGAGCGATTTAACCGTCAGGTAACTCTTCTAGCTGCTTATAAGTTATCTCTGGAGGACATGCAGGCTAAAGAAGCTAAGAAGCCTAAAGACGCTCGTAAGAGTAACACTGAAATGGAGCTAGCGGCTTCTGAAGATGCTCTTTATAAGTCTATGGAATACAACGGTGGTGCGGTACTAGAGACAGGCTCTAGAATATCTGCACAAGGTGCTGGCCGCGTTGCGTTTATGTACAAGAACTACGGTTTGCGTATGTATACCACTATGTTCAAGACAGGCAAGAGAGCGATAGAGCTTCAGTTCTACCCCCCTAAAAACGAAACAGCCCCCCAAAAAGAAGAGCGGTTACGGCAGAAGAAAATAGCATGGGCGCAGGTGCGTGCTGTTCAACTATCTTCTCTTTTAGTAGCAGGTGTTGCAGGTATGCCTCTTTACGGAATAGTGACCGCCGCTATAGACTTGACCCTAGACGATGACGAGGATGATTCAGACACTGTAGTACGTAAGTACTTAGGAGAAGGTTGGTATAAAGGGCCAGCAGTAGCCGCGCTAGGAGTAGATTTCTCAAAACGTGTTAGGTTGAATAGCCTCTTGTTTGAAGCTAACAGATACTCTAAAGACCCATCTCTAGAAGAGTCTTTCTTTCATTACTTTGGTGGCCCCGCAGCCAGTACTATATTACGTGGTGCTCGTTCTGTTAAAGACTTCTCTGATGGCGAGGTAGAGCGAGGTATAGAAAGTGCATTGCCCGCAGGACTTACAAACATTTTAAGGAACAGCCCTATAGGTCGTTTCCAAAAAGAAGATGGTATGCGGACTAGGCGTGGAGATGTAATATACGATGATGTTACTGCCGGAGATTTCTTTGCAGGTATGATCGGGTTTCCTCCAGCAGGGTACACGTTTGCTCAAGAACAAACTAACGTAGAGCAACGTATTAGCGGAGCAGTTACTAAAGAACGATCTAAGTTAATGAAGAGATACTATCAAGCTCGTAGGGATGGGGATTACCCTGAGGGTGCTGCGGTTTTCAAAGAAATGATGGCGTTCGGTAAGGAACATCCAACTGCCGCGATAAACTATGACTCTTTGAAGCGGTCTTACAACGGACACCAAAGGACAACGGCTAAGATGCACAACGGAACTACGATTAGTCCTATGATGAAAAGAGTTTTAGAGGAGGAACGGAAAAATTATAGTATGGGCTTTTTCGATTAAAAAAACTCCCTGCCGCCTCGGAAACGAACAGGGAGAAAGAGGTGAACTGCTACAGTGTACGCCAGACACGTACTCCTAACTTGTCATCCTGTATTATAACTCTAATCTCTAGTTGCCAACACTTACGCTTAAATATATTTTTGCACTGTGTGATAGCTTTTTGTGTGTTTATACAGGGTATAAAGACTGAGGCTCCTACTACCATCTTGCCCCAGTTCACTATTACCTTAACCCCGTCAGGGTCTAGGTCATCCAGTTTAAGCATCGGTAGGCTCGTCTAAAGGAGTTTTAGAGCAGTCTATAGCTACTACACGGGATGGTGGTAACTGAGTAGAGGTACCCCTAGTCAGTCTCATAGTTATGCTCCTTGCCGCCATATGTGCTATCAAATCTGCTAAGAACGAACTATAGGTTATATCCTGCCTACCGCACCATGCTTTTAATGGCTTGGGGGTAAGGTATAACATCTTTGTATCTGTCTCGTACCTACCCACCAGACGAATTCTAGGATCGACTTCTGGTATTACCAGTTCATCTAGCCCATTGTCTTGTGTACTACGTAAGTCATCAGTACTACGTATCTTTAATATGCTACCCCAGTTCTCGTGTAAGTAGTTGTTTAGTGTTTCCTGTACAGATGATCCCATTTCTCCTACGCTACGTAAGTTCTCTTTTAGTAAGCCCAATGAATAGTTCATTAACTTCTTGGGTAAGTAAGGTAGTAGTTCTAACCGATAAGCTATCATAGCCCCTGTAATAGTACATGCTGCCCCCGCTGACCAAAAACGGTTTTCTGCTTTCAACCCCGCTTCTTTATCTATAGCTTTCTGTACTCTGTCTAGCAGTATCCTAATTTCTTCTAGGTTATCTATAACGTACTGTATGTATATAATCCCTGCATGACCGTAGAGTATTTCCGCGTTCTGGGCATGTATATCCGTAAGGTGCTTAGTCTCTGACTCGTCAAACAACTTCTTAGCCTTTGTTTCTAGCATCCTCTGCGCTTCTGCTTTCGGCATAGCTTTAGCTAAACTTACCTTTTCGATAATGCTAGTGTTGCCTGTAGTAACTGTTAGCAGACTCCAAGGCTCTCCCCTAGCACGTTCTGTATTACCTCCACCTGCCATACGGTTTTTCTGCCTACCCCCAGAGAGTTGGTAGATCATGTCTGAAAGTTCTTCTGGCTTGGCGTTTGTCATCTCATCAATGTAGAGGGGTAAGTTATGGTATACCTCCCCACGTAACATCCTAGAGTTTTGCGTATCATTCTTGTCTATCACTAGTTCTTTAGGTTTGCCCCACACCGAAGCCCCTACGTACATAGCTGTAGTCTTACCTAGACCAGATTCAGTACTGTGTACATGCAATCCAGAACAAGCTATAGGACTCAGTGCCATCAAAGGGGAACCGAAGCTTGTAGCTACTATGTACTGGTGCAGTTCAAACCCATCTCGGTTATAGAAGTTAACCATCTCTTTCCACTCTTCCATAGTGCCGCTTGGCTCAAAGGCATGAAACAAGTCTCTGGTAGGCGTAGATGGAGGGTTAGACTCTATGTGATCGGCAAATATTTCTTTATCCCCTAGTACAAAGGACTTAAAGTCTTCCCCAGTCCACCCAAACTGCCTACGGGCGTGCTGAGTAGCGGTAGTAGCTTGTAACTCGTTTACCCACCTAGTCGTGTAATTCATAATATCATCCATCTTAGTTACAGCTACCCCGTGTGCGGCCATTTGCTTACGGAACTCTTCTTTAGAAGTAACGGCTGTGAGTGGTACAGTAAACTCTCTGACCCCATCTATAGGCAGGTGGAGGCGCATAACTATACCCTCGCCAGATTCGACATCCTGTATACGCTTAACGACATATAAGTCATTGTGATAGACCAACTTCTCGTCTACGTCTCCATCTTCTGTCTTGGTGCGTATGTACACGCCACCAGTAGCACCACGGAAATAAGGTTTAGGATACGGTGGTATGGTATATACCTTACTATCCCCAGAGCCTGTTTCCATAGCTACTACGTTATCTTCTTCGTCTGCTTCTTTGATCCGTTGCCCTAGTACTATAGGAGAACCGATCTTGCCCCAGTGCTTACAGTCTGTACACACGTCCGGCCTGTTGTCATTGAATGTCTCACACCTGTGAACATGTTTTGTAGTGTCGTACTTGCTATCTGTTTCGTCGGGATCGTAATCATCGTACCCCCGCGATATTTTATGTGCGCCTTCTCTCCCACCATCTACACAGTGTTTGATGATAGATACAGCGTCAAACCACAAAGGCTCACTAATCTCGTTAGGGTTCTTTAAGACGTGCGATATCTGAGCACAGCCATCTCCCTTACTAGTCTTAGCAATGATATCTTTAAAGTAGTTCTCTCTATTGTTATAGAGTCCCTGCACAACTGCACTAAACTCTTCCACCATACGTTCGGGGACTGGTATCAAGTCATGTCCAAGCAGTTCTGAAAACGTGTCAAAGTTAACTAGGTCTTGGGTAGTGTTCCCGAAGTACCCTACTTCCGTAGGGGGAGTAGTCTTATAGTTATGCGTAGAGGGTATACGTAATATCCTAGCCGCATCAGAAGTCACTGAGTGGTCACAGATTAACCCGTGTGTCTTTGTTAGAGCCTTTAGACGGGAGGCTACTGGGAACCAATCATCGTATACGACAGGTTCAGACAGGTGCCAGTATACGTGTACACCCCGTCCAGAGTTAACAAGCACAGGTGTAGGCAGTTTTACGGTCTTGCAAAAACTTTGTAGGGCTACTATCGCTTCTTCCTGCGTAGCATACCCCTTGCCTTCTTTGTCTTTAACGTCACCACAGTCTATGTCAAAAAAGAATGACTGTAACTTGTGTACGTTATCAACCTTCCGTGAGGTTGGTTCTTTAAAACTTGCGAGAGCAAAGTAACAATCGTATCCGTCTGTATTCAGTTCGTGCGCTTTGTCTATTAACTGATCTATCTTAGAGTAAAACTTTTGTTGTATACGATCAGTCTTCTTGTTATGCGCCCAAATACAGTAGGAGCCGCTGTCGGCTAAAGCCCTCTGCAAAAATGATTTAGTATTCATATCCGCATCCGAGAGGTAGGGTAGCAGGGGTGCATATGCACCCTTTTCGGATTAGTATCCTAGCTACAGGTTATTTAAAGGGGGAGGTTTTACCCGTCCCAATTATCAACGATGGATGCTAAGTCTTTGTCTTCTTCTTTTGGTGCTACGGACTTCTTCTTAGCGGTTTTCTTAGGTTGCTCTATAGGAGCTTCTTCTGCGGTATCATCTCCAAACAAGTCATCAGATACTACTGGAGCTTGAGTAGCATTAACTTCTGCTGAAGAAATATTTGCAGACACTGTTTCAAAGGGATTGTCACTCTCTAACTCAAACCCATCTGCTACTACGCCAAACGGTGAAGCGGCTTCCAAAGGCAGATACTTAATAACCTGTACAGCACGTAAGCGAACAGATACACCTGCGTCACGCATGTTATAGGGATAGAAAGTAACAGCGACATTAGCCGTACTGCCTGTAGTAAGTTTAAAGTCTTCTGGTAACTCCTTACTCTTAGCGTCAAACTGCTTCGGGGGGATGGTAGCATCTTTACCGTAGGCCGCTTTAAGTACAGCCTTACCTACAAACATGCCGTCTTCTTGCTTCTCAAAGGGAAAGTCGATCTTCTCAGGCCAACCTTTTTCTTTAGCCTTCTGGTAAGCCGCGTCCATCTGCCCATAAAGAGCCTTGGCTTTATCCTTGTCCATACGGAACTTGGTTTCGTACTTAGCGCCATCGTCAAATGGGGTACAGGGTACGCTCTTACCGTTATCACCCGCCGTCTGGTCAAACTTATACGGCTGATTGATGCGGGGGTAGAGTATCTCTACATTTTCAATTATATAACTCATACTATGTTCCTTTACTGGTTGCGTTTAATTCAAAACCTTCTACTACTGAGAAAGGAGACTTAGGTTCCGCAAACACATCTAGGCTTATCGCCTTCAATGTATCGGGGTGGTTCTTTAACTCTGAAACCTTTTCTGCCTCGCCTTCATTCAGTGACCGTATCGGTTTAAAATAAAGTTTAGGGATCGGACTTTGTTCATCAAAATATACTCGCGTAATGATGCGAGTTGCTACAGAACCTCTGCTAGACAAGAACTTAACATAGTCTTGCATCGGCATGTGTCCACCGTTACCCCTACCATATATAGATGTAGCAGGTAACTGTAGTTGGTACACCTCGTCTAGTTGACCATCAAACACGACAGCTAGGCGTTGGGCAAACCTACAAGCACGTCCACGGTTACTCCCTGACCCACGTATATTCTGTGGGCAATCCATACAACGGGCGGCTTGCTTTTTCTCTTGGGGTACATCTACAGAAGGTCTTTGCGTATCTGCTGACCAACACGTTGGCACTGCTGACCTGTTAGGGTCGTAAGCATTCTCAAAGTATGATCGTGAGACAGGAGCCGCATTAACAACTATGATGTCCTTAGAGTCTTCTTCTATAATAGCTGTTTCGTTGCCAACCACAATAGAAAACTTCCTACCGTACAAACTAATTCGACGCACACTACATATCCTCGTCGAACAAATCTTCCATCTCTGCGGGAGAAGCGGCTTCTTTTCTCCTAATGTAACTTTTTACCTTGTCTTCAGCCTCTTCTTGCAAGGAGCGCACTGTAGCTTTAGCACCTTCTTCTGTTGGGTCAACCCTAGCGCCATTAGACAACAGCGAGTCAGTAACATCAGAAATCTTAAACCTGTACGTACTGCCTACTTTTATAAAGGAGTTGGGAGATATGTGTTTTCTACGTACCCACGAGCGTATAGTCGATACCGATACTGAAAAGTGGTCGGCTATCTCTTCTATAGGTACAAATGATTCTTTGTTTTCCATTATTTTTTCCTTACCGCAACTGCGTATTCTGAATCTACGTTAAGACCTTTTGGCACAAGGTCGGGGTTATCTTCTAAAAACTGCCGAACATTACCTTGGTTAAGACGCTTGTCAAAAAACTCTGGTACCTCGTTCTCCATAACAAATTTGTACATAGACTCCCAATCGCTAGTCCAGTACCTAGTCTTAACTGATCTATAAAACAGCCCTGCTGATGTCTTAACACTTTCTACACCTTGCTCCTCGCAATACTTGAGTAGTGCTTCTTTTATCTTCTCAAGATTTTCTGCAAGTACGGAGTCCTTATCTTTAAACTCCGCTGTCAGTTCCGCTCTCTTTATCTTTATCTTCAAGTAAGTCTCGGTCAGCTTCTCAGGGGTTACATTACTCATACTTCCTCCAATCGTTGACGAGATGTATACTTTAGTGAGTCTTTGTGCGCTAGTCAAGTATTTCTTTATAAAGGTCGATCATCTTTGTGTGAACGTCTATTCTACTGTCTAATAGCGAGTAAACGCGCTTTTCTACGTTCGATCCTTGTAGCTGAACAACGGTACACTTGTGGTCTTGGCCTGACCTATGTACACGAGCGTTAGCTTGCAGGTAGGTTTCAAGGGAACTTGTTGGCCCCCACCAGACTACAGTGTTAGCTGCTGTTAACGTAACACCATGTGCTGCGGCTTGAGGTTGTATTACCAGCACCTTTGGATCATCTTGTTCTTGGAACTGTTTAAATATTCTCGTGCGGTTCGGTGCGCTAACATCGCCACGGATTACTTCAGTAGATATTTTATCCTCGCGTAGCTTGTTAGTAAGTATGTCTATGGTGTGCTTAAACGGCACGAACACTAACACCTTCTTACTAGATTCGTCTATGACTTCTCGTAGCACCTTGTACCTATGCTTAATATCAAACTCTAACGCCCCTCCATCGTCTGTGTACACTGCGCCACTAGATATTTGGAGTAGCTTGTTCATACTTACAGCCGCATTGACCGCAGTTATCTGCTCACCTGACGCTTGCATTATCATCCGGTCTTTTAGTTCTTTGTAATACTTCTTCTGTTGACGTGTTAACTCCACCTCTCGCTTAACGTATACCATCGGTGGTAGGTCAAGGCATTCTTCTTTTGTAAATCGTATGGCAGGCTGTAACGCGTTATAGACTGTCTCTGTAGCGGTTTCTTTGGCTACCCACTTAAAGTTAGTTACCTTACGCATGACTTGATCGCGGAAAGAACCAAAGAAGTTAGGTACTCTTTTGGGGTTTATTAGTTTAGCTAGGCCATACGCATCCAACGGACTCTGTGCCGCAGGTGTACCTGTCATCATCCATAGCCAAGTATTCGGTTTGATTAACCTGTTTAAAGTTTTCCATCGGGTAGTCTGTGGGTTTTTGTAATGCGTAGCTTCGTCTACAATTATTAGGTCAAAGCCCCCATTAGCGATAGTGTCCTCGACGATAGCTAGCCCATCGTAATTTATTACTACGTAGTCAGCACCGTTGTTGATAATCTTCCTACGCTTCTCTGCCGCACCATAGGCTACATCGACAGTCCTGTGCATGGCAAACTTAAACAAATCATCTCGCCATGCGGAATCCATAATAGATAGGGGGCATATGACCAACACGCGGTTTATCTTGCCAACATTAAGAAGGTAGTCTGATGCCCATATAGCACTAGCGGTCTTGCCTGTACCCTGCTCGTTAAAGCAAAACGACTTCCTGTTAAGTGTTAGGAAGGATGCGGTAGTCTTCTGGTGGTCGAACGGTGCGTACTGTCCTGTCCATTCATACTTACCCTCTATAGGAGAAGGTGCCTTAATATTTAAGTTGCGTAGTACATGAGTCTCTTCTATGCCCCAGTTAACTAGCACTTGGTTATCCGATAACTCTTTACTCTTTGGTATTACCGTAGTCACCTGACTAGGGTTGCGAAGGCGTAACAATAACGCCCTGTTGTCTACTATCTGCATAATTTTACAAACTCCGTCATTGGTATGTACACACACGGTTCTACATCGTAACTATCGTTTCTATCGTACCTACCCCCTAAACGTTTCTCGTACCCCTTTCTTATCACCACTGCGAATACTCCGTCAGTAAACCTTACCACTAGCAAGGGCATAATCTTATCCTTCCAACTTATCTGTAACATGCTATTAGCCTTACTAGCACTTATCATATAAGTAGGGTACTTATCACTAGCGTTAGTCCTAGCTTTGATTTCTATAACCGCTACAGGTTTACCCTCTTTGAGTAACAAGCCATCTGTGGAAGCAAAGGGTTCGGATTTCTCATACGTAAACTCTCCACTAGCCTCAATGTAATCTTTTATATACCCCTCATTACTACGGTCAAAGTCGTTCTCGTATGTGGGTCGCATTTATTCCTCCGTTGCGAAACAGCATGAAGTGGGTGTCCACGCCATGCGAAGGCGTAACAATAACGCCCTGTTGTCTACTATCTGCATCTTTTTATTGTCCTGTTAACGTATTAGGTGGTAGGTATCTATACCCGCAGCTCCCGGGCAGGGATAAGTTCTTAAAAATAAGCCCTGCTTCGCCCACAGATAGAGCCACGTCTGCATATTACCGTATGCCATATCCGTAGATACGACATATCCTTTGGACTTCCTAGATTTTATACGTCGAATTAACTGCCTCGGAGGCAACGTACTTTATTTTATGACGCATCTAAGCAACGTCTCACACACACACATACCAACCAAGTATTAAGTAGATACCAATTAATCATTATGAATAACTGTTAACTCTATGTAGAATGCCGCCTCCAAACAAATACTCCAGAGGCAACCGTGATCATTTACATGTTAATTTTCGTTATACTATCCCTAGGCGCAGTAGCTAAACAAGACCTATGAGTAGTTCCGTCTTCTGTTAGCAGAAGAACTTTCTATACGTACACCATCTTTGTTACTACCACCTCGGCTCAATGCTACGTTATGACTAACGTCCTTACCTTCGCGCTTGTCGGCCTTGCCGTTATTGTTAGCATCTCTGCCTTCTCTGTCTATCTTGCGCCTAGCCCGTTGTCGTTCCATACGGGCGAAGTGCGCTTTACTCCCAACAGGAGGGTTCTTCTGTTTCTTGCGGTCTGCTTTATTTTTGTACGGCATTAGTTTCTCCCATTGTAAACACATTCTGTTACTACGCAGTGACGTTTGCATAGTCCACTTTGATTAGCATTCCACACATCTTTTATGTACGCTTGCTCCATACGATTATAATCGGCAAGCCACTTAGCCCAAAGGCTCGGTGCTACATCATAGTCATATTGTTCTTTCACTAACTCGTTACACACTACGAACACTAATCCACCACGTACTGTTTTTATGTCGGGGTAGTGTTTGAATACTGCCAGAGCCATAAGCTCCAACTGCCCCTTGTCAGCGTACCTAGTGTTCTTGCTTGTCTTGTAATCTATAACCCATGCTACCTTAGATTCTCTATCGAGGATAACTAAATCCGCTATGCCTCTCCACCACACGTTATCATCTCTGAATCCGCATGGCTCTAGGTTCTCTGTGAGTCCCATCTCCAACTCACATATCTTCTCCCCCTTCTTATCTATGAGAGAGTCTAGCACTGCCTTACCATACATAAACTTCTCTGGCAGAGGCGTACCATCTCTAACATATTCCTCTGCCGCTAAGTGAAACGCTGTACCGTAGTACATCGCTTCTGTCTCAGGTTCCTTGTAACTCTTAGTCACCTTCAGATGGTAGAACTTTTTAGGACACTGCTCAAACGACTTAATCTTTGAGAACGACCACGGCTTTATATTCACTTGGTTTGATCCTTTTCTATTGCTTCAGCCGCTTCGTATAGTCCTTCTATAAGACTATGTAACATCTCCACATCAAGTATAAGTTGCCCCTTGTGCATGGTGCTACCTACAGTCTCTACTTGCTCTACAAATACAAGGATATCTTCGTCTTTTTCTCCCACGATTATTTGTAGGTAGGCGTTGGTAGTCTCAACGTCCTTAGTCTTCCTAAACTTGTTAATATCTATGACATTACTCATCAGGTTCACAATCTCCATATGCTTTAGCTACCCCAGACTCGCAGTCTAGTGGTAGCCCTTCTGCCCAGTCCGGTGTTTTACGCATACACATCTCTATGTATGCCTGTGCTTCTTTAGCCTCTTCGATAGGTACGCAACATACAATGGAGTCATGTACGGTAAGCACTGCGCGATACTTCTTGGTTATATCTACTAACTGATCACCAATTATACACCTTGCGTACGCTTGGCATATGTTCTCTACCACCTTACCACCATAGATTCTGGTTCGGCTTCGCCTAGTCTGGTAATCAAACTCAATACCTTTAGTGCCTTGTGTCCACGATAGATCGTCATAACGCATTCTTAGCCCTGACGGCAGTAGTGTCCATGCATTACCTTCGTCCGACCCGTACTTAACTATACCTCTTGGGCCAAAGGTACCGTAGTTACCACGAGACATATCAACTAGCATTGCCTGACATGTTCTCCATAGCTTATCTATATTGGCATTGGCTTCCCGATATATCTTAACAACTCGACGACCTTCAGTC